TTTTTTTAATGATACGGCGACCACCGAGATCTACACTCTTTCCCTACACGACGCTCTTCCGATCTTGTACGCGTCGCGCGGCGGGTAAACGCCCGGGAAGGCGGGATGCTTATCATCTTCCGGCAGGTAGCCACCGTAAGCACACGGATTGAAGATAAAATCTGGTTTACGCCATAACGTTGACAGTGCGCCTACCGGATTTTCCACCATCCACGGGACGTGGTACATATCAGCCAGCGTTTCAACCAGTTTCGCGTTATATGCCGCCTTCACCTGGAAGTCAGGATCTTTTTCACGCTTGCTGGCAAACCAACGAGCGCCGGACACGGCGAGATGGTCGCATGGCGGGAAGGCCAAAATAATGTCAGGCGCTGGCCAAACAGACAATTCAGGGGAGAACATCACCAGAAAATGGCTGTCAATCCACACGTTAACGTATTCAATATTCGGATGAATGATTTTTACGCCTTCATAATCGCCGTGATTAGCGCCGTCATAGTTGAAGCAATAACATTTATAGCCAGCGTCAGCATAATCTTTAACGGCGTACCCGCTACCGTCGTACAGCGACCACACTACCCAATTTCTAAGCCATTTATTTAACCAATGTTTAGCCCTGCTCATTTCCTACCCTCAAACGTGAAATAGCGGCGCATGATGATAGTAATCACCGTTACCGCTGCCATTTTTGAGATGAATTGCATAGCTGATATTTCCGGCATAAATGCCATAAACGATAGCGTAGGAAAAATTAACGCATCGCCAATGGCGGACGCTATATTTGCAGGCCAGCGTTTAGAATCGAAATCGCCGGGTAAAACCCGGTAAACGCCGCCAGAAATAAGTGCACCGGAAACAACCGCAACGAATGACGCGATCGCCACCATTCCGGCGTCGTAATTTATCAGCACAGTGATTGCGCCAGCGGCGGCGCATGTTGTAGCCGACCATTTAAGGCCGCCGTCATATAACAGAAAATCACGAATCATCATATTGACACACACGGCGGCTACCGTGGTGATCGGAATTACCCACGGGCCACAGTGGTTAACAATAAGATTGATGATAACGAAAACGGCGACATAAACGCAGGCTAATAACCTGTCAATTGCCACCCTCTTCATTTAGCTCTCCCTCCCGATCCGCTAATATCTGTTCGGCCTTAAGCGCGTTATAAGCAATAAGGTCTATAAGAGTGTCGAGCGGATCAGTTCCATTAGCGAGAATAGCCCCTAAACGCGCTTCCTTGAGGCAAATCATTAGATCCCATACATCAAGTGGGGTTAAATTCGCATTCATCTTAGCGTTGAAAATAGCCGCTATTTTTGGCGCTGATTTTTCTTCTTTTCGATCGTATCCGTTTGTTTCCCCTCTCGCCTCAATAGTTTCAGCCGCAAGTCTTAGCAATTCAGCCGCTTTACTCATTTTCTGCACCTCTTGCATATAGCTCTTTACGTGTTATCTGCGTGAAAATACATTCATGTCTGCATCGTGGATGCCAGATCAAGAACAAGCTCCCCTTATTATTCCCGCTCACTGGCTTACCAGTCGCGGCATTTATAAAAGCCAGCCGCCCGCGCGTGATTAATCGGCATTCGTTTGCCGTCTCCACGCCGTTCATAAACCAGCTAACAGAAATGTCAGCTGGCAATAACATTACACAGCCAATGTGATTTCGTTGATGTTCTATCGCCGCCTTTCCAACAAATGGCCCCGGATTAGAATATGGTGGATTAAGCCAGACATACTCACCAGGCATCGCCACCGCTCCCCACGGATAATGGAGCGTGTCCATCTCTTCGGTTATATATCGCGGGATCAATGCGTTGTTCTTATTTGCCGCCACATCCGCGACGAATTCGAATTCACGATCCATGCCTCTAAAAACTGGTTTTGGTGTCTGCCATAAATCCTTAATTTCTTTCGGCGTATGACTTCCACCATAATCATATTTCATTTGGCCCCCTTAGAAATAATCCTGATCTGTTCCCCAGCGGTTATTCAGATACCCCACCAACCACACAAAACGCTCAATACTGATTAGCGGGGCGACCTTGCGATAATGCTTGTCGAGTATCAGCCGCGTAGCTTTATCGCTATAGCCGTTCTTTTCTACCTCCGCTTTGCAGGCCGAAAGCGCAGCGCGGGCGGCAGTTTTTACGGCGTTAAATTGCGGCTCTGACATATTGAATAAAGCCATAGGATCACCATGTATCATCCCAATCCGGCGCAGCAGTCCAGCAAAAACCAATGAATGCGCTCACAGCCAATAAAGCGCGGGCTGCAAAAAGAATATTCCCAATGTCGTTAAATTCAGGCAGCGACCACGTAATAAACATAGCCCCCAGCATAATAACACCGATAACAGTCAGGGCCGCCAAGAAAACAAAAAGCGTAGCCAAAAGCCACGCCCCCAACCAGTTAAAAAAGCTCTTAAGCATTTTAAACGTCCTCAATTACCCCGCCTTTCACGAGCTCTTTATATCCCATACGTGAGGCTTGCATATTTCTTGATAGTAGTGATCCGGCCTGCTGCCGAAATACCATTTGCCAACCATATAAAAATAAACGCCAGAAAAATCACCTGGCGCTGCCTTTGTTGCTGTTTCTGGAATTTTCCATTCTCTGTAATTTTTAAATCGCATGTAATGACACTTCCCTGATAAGTTTGCTTAACTCAATGTTTATTAATCTGCGGAAATATTGCTTTCCATCAGCAATGTGCACCAAGTAAATATCACCAACAATGTTATAGTAGTAACAGCCGCTAAAACCAATTCCCGCCAATTTAGCGTTATCAGGCAACGTATAACCGCCAACCTTTTTCATATATCACCTCATATGGTATTCAATAAACCACCTGATAAACAGGCATAAGGCAATAAAACCCCAGCAACAGCACATATAAAACAATGTGTCGTCCATAATTAAGCCTCAATAACACCGTAATCAAACGTACCTAAATACCGTTCAATACTTACAACCTCAATACCATCAATGCACCGTTTCCACACAGACACCTGGCTTTCATTTTCTCTGAAGTGCATATTAGAAAGCACTTCATCGGCTGGGTAGCCTTTCCCGGCGACGTAGGCATCGTGACCTACGCCACCTTCTACGCAATAAAGCATCAATTCGCGTTCCATTTTTGCTTCCTCCGCACCGTAAACCTTTTGATTTCGGCTTACAAAACGGATATGCGTTCACAATACAAAATGTATATTTATGTGATCGGAATTACTTGGTTAATGCAGTACACGTTTCCCCTGTTCAGGCATTGACTGTGCGTTTTTCCGTGCATCATTAAGCACAGCGATTGCCGCCTGTACACCGAAATCATTTGCGCGCATATCATTACCAACCATTTCACCGTAAAACAGCGGCATGAACGCTTTTACTTCTTCCTCTTTGTGGCCTTCCTCAATGCATTTCTGCAACATCTTAACCTCAAAGATATTTTTCATCAGGCCGCGCATAGAATGCAGTGAAACACTACCAAGCTGATCCTTGTTCAACGGGAAAATAACAGCACTTCCGAACGCTAGCGGATCAACCTCTTCCGGCACTGGTACGCGTCCAAATTCTTCCTCCATGCGCTTCACAAAAGTAAGAGAGAATACATAACGCGCTACCGATGTTTTTTCTTCCATACTTAAAGACACGTAATCGCGGATTGACGCACCCATCACAATATCAACAACCTGTAGCGCCAGATTCAAATCAGCGTCATACGCGCCAGCTTCCATATCTTTCAATACTTCGTGATAATCTTTAATTTCCACTTCGTGAAAGTTTGCATCATCTGTATAGCGAGTGATCAACATACCTTCATTACCGAGAGAGTAAGCTGTTTTGATGTCGTTCATGATATTTATCCTTTTATAGTGGGTGATGCCATTTCATTTCTGTTTCTGAATTAAACGGGATACCTTCGCTTGAAAGAAATAAATCACGCTCCCGTTTCAGTTCTTCCGGGCTTATTTCTATTTCATCAATCTGACCGAACGATCCCGGCATCATTCGTTTTAAATCAGATAGCGGACGCATAAGGCCGCAACCGAGATCGGAAGAGCACA